TAAACGACGGTTCGACCCGCTCACCATTCGCAACAATTAAACTACCAGCAGATGTTTTATTTGACGCACTAAAATGTGATGCTATGAACGGTCAGAAACTAAACCGATATACATTTTCATTGGCTAAGGGTGACATGACTATCAGTGTTGGCGACCACTTCAAGGGTCTTACTGAAACCGAAGTGGCAACAGGGTATAGTTATGATGACTTTAGTGCAGTATTTGAGGGTGGTCTTGAGAATATCCTAAGATACTACAAGGGTGCTGTTACATTAGCATTCTTGGACTTCAAAAAAGAAGGCCAAGGTATTCGGTTAATCATGTCATTTGACAACGGTGACTGGGTATTCCAGGCAGGGGTGCTTTAATGCGTGTACAGCCGTTTTGGAGTACACCAAAGGGCGTAACTTTTGATATGTTTGCGGAGGTCAAAGAAAACCCCCTGCTTGCTACCTTCATAGATAGAAAGGCAAGAAACATAAGAGTTAGAGGTATGTTAGCATGTATGGTTCATTTTGATATGAAGGTGGATGAAGAGTACTTAGGTGCTACCCTTAGAGAATACCTGATAAAGTATAATCCTATCGGCATGAGTGCCATAAGTTTATCGCCACAAAAAGTAGGCTCCTTGTTAAGTACTATGGCAAGGTATGGTATTTTATCGAAGAGAAGAGACAACAACAAAACATATTATAGGAGATTGGTATAATGAGATGCAGTAAATGTGGACACGAAGAAACGATTGAGAAGAAAGAAGATTATAAGTTTGCGACTTGGTTGCATGAAGAGTATGTGACTAAGCGTAGGTCTATGGTGGATATAGCGGCAGAACAAGGCGTTACACCTATGACTATCAACAACTGGCTCAAGCGTTTTGACATCAAAACAAGAGGTCGTGGTGTCCGTTCCGGCTTATTTGACATATGAATAATATGGAGAACACCTATATAGTGGCGAGGCATACTTAATAGTATGCAAGTAACACATAGCGGTGGTCGTAAGATTACCATACGAAGGCGTGACCCCGAGACTAAGGAGCGAATACAGGAAGTCATTGAGACATACCCGTATTGCTTTGTACCTACTGCCAAACTAACTGATACATTCGGTTTAGTTAGGACAGAAGAAGGTTATGAGGGAGTCTATGGTACAGAATTGACTAAGGTATATTTTAGAAATGAGTATGACCGGAGAGAATGGGTTCGTGCCAATCACACATGGGAAGGTAACATATCCTTCGCTAACCAAGTGCTAAACGATAGACTGAAAGACAATGAACCATACCCTAACTATGAACATAGGGTATGGTATGTTGACGGTGAATGGAAAAAAGACTCCGAGGAAATTACTATCCTTAGCGCACAGGATTCGTACACCGGTAAGATGTACACTTGGTTACAACACCCCGATGTAAAGGCTGGTATGGTTAGCAGTATTCCCTGCAAGAATCATCCCGAGGGCTTAGAAGAAGTGGTGTTTGACCCACCAGCAAAAGCGTTTGCTAATGAGCGTCAATTACTGGCTGACTTTGCGGCACACATGAAGAAGCAAGACCCTGATATTCTGACAGGCTGGTACTTTGTTGATGCCGATGTATCGACAATCAGCACCCGTATGCGTAAGTTGGGTCTTGACCCGAGAAAAATGTCCCCACTAAATCAGCATAACTACAAGTATGGTGTGACCGATAAACGATGGACTCAGCCCATACCAGGCCGTATGTGTATTGACTTAATGGTAGCATTCAAGAAGTTATGGACTATCAAGAATGGTCAATTAGCAGGGCAGAAGTTAGATGAGGTAGCGGAGTTTGTACTGGGTGAAAAGAAGTTAGAGTTGGTCGATGGACACGACACATACTACACCGACATAGGTACCTATGTTCACTATAATAGAATTGATGTGGAGTTATTACCCCGCCTTGACGAGTACCTAAATGTAACTAATTACTTTACTTCATTCCAACACTTAGTACAGTGTGACATAGAGACAGTACCTATGACTACTGCCCCTGCCACAAGCCTGTTCATACAGGATGAGCAGTTTAAGGGCCGTATTCCTGATGACCCACGATTTAACAAGGTTGATTACGAGGGTGCTGATGTACAGGAGCCGGAGCCAGGTCGCTATACTAACATGGCAATCATGGATATTAAAGCCATGTACCACTCTAATGTTAAGTTGCATAACATATGCTGGACTACCTTGAGTGAGGGTGGCAAGGACTGTGGTAACGGTAGCAAGTTTGACCAAGATAAAAGCGGTCTGCTTGGTAGGGTTATGGATAAGATGACAGTCAAGCGTAACGAATACAAGGCTCTGATGAAACAGGCTACTACTGATGCTGATAAGCGTAAGTGGGATGCTATGCAGTTTGCTACTAAATCTATGGTTGCTTCGCTGTATGGTGTATCAGGTGACTCTAAGTACGGTATGTACCATCCTGATATTGCGGCGGCTATCACATACACAAGCAGACAGACATTATTCCGTCTGCGTGATGAGTGTAATGACCGTGGTTATCCTGTGAGATATGGTCACACTGACTCTATCTTCTGCGAAGTACCAAGTCCCGAAGAAGGTATGCAATTGGTAGCCAAGATTAACGAGTCTATGGCACCTATTGAGACTGAGTTTGAGAAGTGGTGTGAGTCTATGATACTAAAGGCCAAGAATCGCTACGCTGGTAAGGTTACATGGACTGACGGGGGCTATCATGACCCTGAGTACTACTACAAAGGATTGGAGTTAAAACAGGCTCGTATGCCAAAGGCTATGAAGAGTGCTATGGATGGTACTTTGCGTGGTATTCTCGACGGTAAAGACCGTGAGGACATTGATGACTACCTAATAGGTCTAATTAACGACGGTAACACTGGTAAATTAGGCGAATCCCTGTTGATGAAGGGCAGATTACGCAGACCACTACACAAATACAAGAGCATTAGTGGTGCTGTTGCTGGTGTTGTATGGGCAAGAGAACACCTTGACAAGAGATACCAAGTTGATGATACATTCCTCACGGCTATTGGTGCTGGTGGGCAGTACTATGCCTTCGACAAGGTGGAGGACTTGGAAGGTGTGGCTAAGATTGATTGGCCCGAGATGACTGAGCGATTCATTGTCAACAAGGCATGTGACATCTATGACTTGGTTAACTGGGACACTCAGCCCCTATGGAACGCTCACCGTGGCATTGGTAATGTCAAGTGGTTATGAAAAAGCATATATACTGGCGAGACTAAAGGTGATACTATGGCAGAAGAACAGAGACAGCCCAAGAAGATGACAACCGCACAATTGACCAAAGGATATTTCGCTCTTGAACAAGCGTTCAATAACATAGCCGCCGCTATCGGTAACGATATGGCACAGGTTATGAATGTCCTTTCAGGTATGCTTAGACATTTAGATTTGTTACAGGATATTACATGTCCTGATTGCGGTACAGAATTGAGTCACCCTAAGATGGAGGGAGTACCTATGCCTGATAAGTGTCCGGCATGTGGTGGCGACTTGGGACTGAATGAAGAAGAATGATTATTAAACAAACAGGGAGTGGAGTAAATATGGCACGAATACTTATTGTATCTGACGGCGAAGATGACAAGATTTTCGCTGACGCATTAGCAGAACATGGTCGTCGAGATGTTTATTGGGCTGTGGATGACACAGTTATGAATAAGCATAAGGCAGAAGCACTTGGAATTGACAGCAGATTAAATCTTGTTGGTTCTGATGCAGACCACGATTCATACGACGAAGTACTTGGATTATCCACCCCTAAACCTAAGAGCAAGAAGTCTAAAAAGACTCCAAAGGCTCTTGACAAAGAGGTTGAGGCGGTAGTTGATGAGTCCGAAAAAGTACTCTAAGGAATGGTTCGCTATTGAAGGCCCGACACACGGGCATTCTAACCCTATCAAGGCCAGCACTAACGGATGGCCTGTAAGGCTATCTAAATCAGCATTTATGACCTATCTTGGTTGTCCCCGTAAGTATTGGTGGGGTAATGTAGCCGAGATACGCTCGCCGCAGAATCATTTTATGGCTCACGGTACCGCCGTACATAGAGCATTAGAAAATCTATACGGCAATTGGAGAGTTGGAAACTATATTGGTTTTAAGCAATTGGGGGCTATTGACTGGGAGGATTTTTCAGTACACGAACCCCATTTGACTTGGAATGCAGAGCAACAGCAAATCTATAATGACTCTCTAATTTCACTTTGGCAATTGGAAAATGAGAGATTAGAGCGTTGGGGCAGGGAACATTTTGCTCCTGTTGAGTTTGAAGTTAAGCATGTTGCTAATCACCCGGAATCTAATTTCCTATTGGTAGGTAAGATTGACGGAGTGCATAGGCATCCTGACGGTGGACTTGTAATTACTGAATTGAAAACAGGAAAAGCAACCAAAGGTAAATTGACTAAGACTCGCAAGGAATTGTGTTTCTATCGTCATATGTTATCGCTTCTTGACTTTGATGAAGCCGTATATTTCTATTACCTATTCCCCGAGGCCAGCAATACTGACCTGTATCTTGAGTTACTTAACAAAAAGAATACAGAAGTATGGCTTGGTGAGAAGCAGGGCATGGCTGTGTTAGAGAAGGTTACAAAGCGTTCTGTAACGGCTATGTTTAAGTCCTTAGATAAGGCTATCGAGGGCATCAATGGCGACCTATGGGGTATGAAGTGGAATGATTACTTCTGTACCGAGTGGTGTGAGTTTAATATGTCCTGTGAAAGTCAATTGGTTGGGCTGGAAGATGACCCAACAAGTACATATACTGGCGGGAATGAGTGGTAAATATGACACAATGTAAGAAGTGTGGAGGCGACATGGCGACTGAGACAGCATGGTTGGTTACGGGACAGATTGATGGTCCGAGAGAAACAATGGTGCTGTTGATATGCGAAGAGTGTGGCTACACAATAAAAGGAGAGGACACGAATGAAGCAACTACTGACATTTCCGAGGGAGATAGGGCTTAAACGGGCTATTGTTAAGGGTCAACGGGGTTATACCGATTACCTTAACAAAATGAGAAGCAAGACTTCTTGTTACACCAGCCTGTACTCCTTTTCTCAGATGGATAATAATAATAAACCGGACTACAAGTATGCTATAATAGACCGTGCGTGGTGGGACTTTGACAGTGGAGAAAAGGGAGGAATCGAACAGGTCAAGCAAGATGTCGCCCAACTCATCTCTCGCTTGGAGGGTGATGTACGGGTCGTGGCGACTGGCCGTGGGTTCCATGTCCACCAATTGTTCAACAGGAGTGTGGTTGGACCGGAGTACAGACTCCCCCTCGAACACTACCAAAGACGAAAAGCAAGAGGATTAGTTACACTTGATGGTGTAGGTTTTCCTGAAAAGATGACTCGTATTCCTAATACATACAACCCTAAGCGTGGTCGCTGGTGTGTAGTAATTCCTACTCATGAGTTTGTTGACAATCCTATGGGTTATGATATTCCTACCACACCTATGAAATTAGATAGATGTCACCACCCTTACGGAGAATCTGCTAAAACAGTACTGGCGTTTGACTTTGAACGCTGGTGCGAGAGTTACTCTCCTGTACAGGATGATTATACATTTGCTGATAGTGTAACGCTTGATAGTGATACGCTAACTGCTGGTTCTGTACCGCTTATGCCTTGCTTGGCAAGGGCTATCCATGAGGATAAGCCTAATCACCATGTTAGAGTAGCGTTGGTACAGCATATGGCTGATGTGCTTAGAGACTACGCTGACCCTGATGCAATTAGTAACGAACAAAAGAACGAGATACAGGATGAGATATTTAATTTCGTCAAAGGTCTTGGTTGGTCTAACTGGAATGCTACTGCATCCCGCAAAGGCATAAAGAGTACGATGAGATACAGGCGTGTGCCGTCATGCTCATGGTTTGTAGCCCGTGGAATGTGCGCTAAAAAATGTTGGCGG